GGTTCTGCTGGAGCTGTACCGTATCAATCAGCAACAGGCGTAACGGCTTTTGCTACTGGAACGGGTGTTTTGGTAGGCGGTTCAACCCCAACATTCACAACAACGCCTACTATAACGGGCACAAATATATCGGGAACAGCATCAGGTCTGTCTATTGGTGGAAATGCCGCTTCAGCAACAACTTCAACTAATTTGTCAGGGGGTTCCACATATGCTTTTCCTTATCAAACATCTTCAGGCGCAACTACTTTCCTTAGTGCGGGTACTTCAGGTCAAATTCTTCAAACGCTAGGAACGGGAGCAATTCCAGCTTGGGTTAGTCAATCTACACTTTCAGTTGGGTCTGCTTCAAACATTGTAGGCGGTGCGGCTGGGGAAATACCTTATCAAACCGCAACTGGTGCAACAGGATTTACCGCAGTTGGGTCTTCATCTCAACTTTTGCAATCCAACGGTACTTCAGCCCCTAGTTGGGTGTCAGCAAGCACTTTATCGGTGTCGAATGCAACGAATTTAAGTGGGGGTGGAGCTGGGTACATTCCGTATCAATCTGCGTCAGGAAGCACGTTATTTTTGTCCGCTGGAACATCTGGTTATGTTTTGCAATCAAATGGCACAAGCGCCCCAAGTTGGGTATTGCCAACTGCGTACGCAACCATAACTGATGACACAACGTCAACTGGAACAAGATACCCGCTATTTGCAAATCAAACAAGTGGAAACGTAGCTACTGAATACACTAGCTCAACAAAATTTCAATATCAACCTTCAACGGGTACTTTGACTTCAACAATATTTGTCGGCGCTTGGCAAGGTACAGTAGTGGCTACAACTTATGGCGGTACAGGCACGTCACATGGTGTTAATGGAGGAACATTCTAATGGCTCAGTCAGGGTATACCCCAATCAATCTTTATTATTCAATAACTGGAGGCAATACCCCAACTGTTGGTAATTTGAGTTTAGGAGAATTAGCTGTTAATTTAGCAGATCAAAAAGTCTATACGCTAAATTCTGCGGGTAATTCTGTTATCACTCTTGTTGGCACTTTAGGTAATCAAAATGCTAATTCTGTGTCTATTACGGGTGGAACAATAAACGGAACAACGATTGGCGCATCAACCGCATCTAGTGGAGCATTTACGACTTTATCCGCATCGTCTACTGTATCTGGTACGGGTTTTAGCACTTATTTGTCAAGTCCCCCAGCAATAGGAAATACTGCGGCTAACACGGGCGCTTTCACTACGCTTTCAGCATCTTCAACTGTTTCTGGTACTGGATTCAGCACATATCTTGCTAGTCCACCAGCTATTGGAGGAACAACCCCTGCGGCTGGTTCGTTCACAACTTTAACAGCAACTAAATTTAATTCTGCAAGCACTTTTAATTTCAAAAACCGAATTATTAACGGCGCAATGGAAATTGACCAAAGAAATAACGGTGCTAGTATTACTCCAAATTATAGTTATACAGTTGATAGATGGTTTGTTGCTAATACTCAAACAGGTAAATTAACAGCACAACAAAATGCTGGTTCTGTTACGCCTCCTGCTGGATTTATAAATTATTTAGGATTAACTTCTACATCAGCATATTCTGTTGGTTCAGGAGATACTTTTTATTTAGTTCAAAAAATTGAAGGTTTAAATGTTGCGGATTTGGCTTTTGGAACGTCTAGCGCATCTAATGTAAATTTATCTTTTAAAGTTTATAGTTCATTAACGGGTACGTTTGGCGGGGCATTACAAAACAGCGCATCAAACAGAAGTTATCCATTTTCTTATACTGTAAGTTCAGCTAACACTTGGACTAACATAACAATATCAATTCCTGGCGATACAAGTGGCACTTGGCTTACTACAAGCGGTGTTGGTATTCAAGTTATTTTTGGATTAGGTTCAGGATCAACATTTAGTGGAACTGCTGGATCATGGGCATCAGGTAACTATAATCAGCCATCTAGTACCGTTTCTGTTGTTGGAACAAACGCCGCAACTTTTTATATTACTGGCGTTCAATTTGAAGCTGGTAATATTCAAACTACTTTTGACGTAAGAGATTATGGTAGAGAATCATATTTGTGTTATAGATATTGTGAAACAGCAACAACGCCAACAAACTATTCTGTTTTAGTTAACGCTTCATTTGTAAATTATGTTAGCAGAACAATCGGTTTTCAAGCAATAAAAAGAGCATCTCCAACTGTTACTGTTACTGTTACAAATTATGATAATGCGGCATCTGGTAATGGAACAATTGAATTTGTTTCAACTCAAGGATTCAATCATGGTCAGGGAATAAGTTTGACTGGATTTCCTTACAATGCAATTTCAATTGCTTATCTAGCAACTGCGGAGCTATAAATGTATCAACTCCTACCAAATAAAACATTGTCAAATAATACTTCAGTTCCATCAAATTTAATTTTGAGAACAACAGATAATTCTTATATTCCAATAGACGAAAATAATATTGATTATCAGGCTTATCAAAAATGGGTATCTGAGGGCAACACACCAACACCAGCAGGATCATAAATGACAACACCAACTACCGTACCTAAATTTATGCAACCCTTAACAGGGGCTGTTAATCGCAATTTCAATCTTAAATTGCAAGAAACAGTAAGTACCGAAGATTTTGGTGCTGTTTGCGATGGAACAACTGATGATTCAGCCGCATTTCAAGCCGCACTCAACTATTCGGCTTCAACAGGCGCTGTTATCACTTGGCTTGGTAACATGGCTATTCGTAATAGCGTTACAACATCAGGGGCGCTAAATATTGTTGGAAAAGGCGTTAACAACACAATATTGACTTGTTTTAATAGTTCTGGTTTAAGCGTTACTGGCACAACTGGTAATGGCACTTTGATGCAATTAACCATTCAAGATGGAAATGACCAGTCTGCTTGGGTTGCAACACCCTTAGTTCAAATTGCAACTGCTTTTGAATATCTTGTTGAACAAGTATTTTTTTATGGTCAAAACAAAAGAAGATATGGATTCAGAATCGGTATAGGCGGTGTAGCTTACGCATCATCATTTATATGCAATCATTTTGGATATTGTCAAATTGGTGCACAAATAAACGATATTGGTGACGGTACTCATCTTTTCTTTGCTAATAACACGTGCGATCATAACAAAGTAGCTGGTGCTGTTATTTGCAATCCTATTGGTGGTGAAATAGTATCTAACAGTTTTGAAAACAATGAAGGCTATTATGGTCTTTGTATTCTTTCAGGTGCGAATGGCTCAAGTATTCCATCGTCTAATGTAAGCATTAGAGGTAATTACATTTTTAATAACGGGGCAAATTATTCAACGTCGGCATCAACTTGTGGTGTGATGATGGGTGGCAATGTAATTGGTTCTGATTTCATTACTGCTGGTACTTATACTTTAACCAGCAGTCAAGCTGTTCAAGAAGTAATTTTAGAAAACAATTACATTGTTTCTAATTATTACTACAACAGTTTCCAAATCAGTGTATTTAGAACAAATTACATTAAAGGAAATCTTTGCTATGCTGGTCAATCAGGTTCAAGTGAAGGTGCTTTAACAAGTTTGCCTGGTTCTACTGTTATTGACGGTAATACAAATCAAAATACTGGTAATCCGATCGCTGTAACAACTCCATCAGGATATACATATCAAGTACCAGTTACTTCACCAGCAAATACAGGTTCTATTGGTTTGCCAGTAGGGGCAACAATCAATTTTGGTTCTGTTGGAGAAGTAACACAAAGCGAATTATTGCTTGGTCAAAACACATCGGGCAACAATACTCGATCTCAATTAGCCAATACATCTGTAACAGGCTCAGGAGGTTCTTACACAACTATATTTGATACAACCACATATTTTGGCGCTTTAGGTACAGATGCTGGTATTGCTCTATTGTTAATTTCAGTAGATCAAACTAACCAAGCAAACAAAAGTGTACATTTATTAGCAGTCAATTCTGCTTTGAATGGTAATCCAGCGGCATATCAATCTTTGTACACAAGTCCAGCAAGTCCTGTGGATGGAACGGCTTTTCAAATGACTGGCGGGGGTCAATTACAGTTATACAGAACAAATGGATGGCAAGCTGTTATTACTGTAACTGCGGCTGGATTTCCATTTGCATAAGGTTAATCATGGAATATAAATGGTCAATTCTTAATGTATCAGCAGACAACGGCGTTATAACTCACGCTGAATATCGTGTTGTTTTAACAGACGGCGATTTGTCTATTGCGACAGAAGGTAATTGGTGGTTTAAAAATCCAACAGGAAACGTTGCATTTCAAGACGTTAAAGAGGAAATGGTGGCATATTGGATTGAACAAGAGTCTATGAAAGACGGCGTTAATCCAATAAAATCAAGACTTGAAGAACAATTAACAGCAGTCAAAGCGCACAAGCCAGTTGATTTGCCTTGGTGTCCACCAACATTTACACCGAATATTTAGGGGGTTTTATGTCTGTATCATTATCACCGTTGGGAGGAGCTGGATGGCAGTTTTTCGACAACAACGGTATTCCTTTATCTGGTGGACTGTTGTACACGTATTTGGCTGGAACAAGCACACAAGCGGCAACTTATACATCTGCATCAGGCTCAGTAGCAAATTCTAATCCGATTGTTTTAGACAGTTCGGGTAGACCAACAAACGAAATTTGGCTAAGTGGGTCTACTGCCTACAAATTTGTATTACAAACAGCTTCAGCAACTCAAATATGGTCTATGGACAATTTGACGGGTTTACCGTCTGCTGGAACAGAATCTACTGCGACTGCAACTGCTGGTCAAACTGTATTTACAGGATTGAACTATACAACAGGCAACAACAGCATGAAAGTATTTGTAAACGGTAGCAAACAAATCGTTAACGTTAACTACACAGAAACCAATTCAACGACTATTACATTTTCAACAGGATTAAATGTTGGGGATGTGGTTGAATTTCTCCAGTAAGGTTAAAAATGACTACACCTTTAGACATTGTTTCAAGAGCTTTAAAAGACATAGGTGCTTTGGAAGCTGGAGAAGTGCCAACATCGGATGCGGCTCAAGACGCATTCAATATGTTGTTAAATATGCTTGACCAATGGTCAAATGAAGAAATGATGGTGTACTATCAGTCCGAAATTATTTGGACGCTTACATCAGGTCAAACTCAATACACTATTGGACCAAATGGACAAATTGGAGCTGTATTTACTGGTTCAATATCAGGAACAACTTTAACAGTTACTTCAATCACTTCAGGCGCAATCAATCTGAATCAAAGTCTTAGCGGTACTGGTATAACAGCTGGTACTAAAATTGTTGCTTTTGGTAGCGGTGCTGGGGGTAATATAAATGAGGCTGGTACTTATCAGCTAAATGTAAATTATCCAACAGGCGTATCTTCAACAACAATCAACGCTTTTTATCCACGTCCTTTATCAATCAACTCAGGGTTTGTACGTATAGCTACTAATAGCAACGGTTATCCGATAGTTAATGGCGGTTTAGATTATCCGTTGACAGTTTTAGATTATGACAGCTATCAGTTAATCGGTCTTAAAACGTTAAATGGACCATGGCCCAAAGCATTCTATTATCAGCCAACAGAAATTCTAGGTAACATTTTTGTATGGCCTAATCCAGCACAAGGAGAAATGCACCTTTTTGCTGACACGCTGTTTTCTCAATATACAAATTTGACCGATCAAATTACATTACCACAGGGCTATAACATGGCTCTTGAATGGTGTTTGGCTGAATATTTAATGCCGTCTTATGGTAAGTCTTCAGCAACACAAATACAAATGGTTCAGCAGTTTGCCGCAAAAGGCAAATCGACTGTTAAGCGAACAAACATGAAGCCACCAAAAGTTTCAAGATACGATGAAGTCATTACAACTTCACGTTCAAAAGATGCTGGATGGATTTTGTCGGGTGGATTCTTTAGATAAGGATGAGATATGCCTGATTTTGGCTTTGTTGGACCATCTTATGAAGCGCCTAGTATTTACCAGGACGCTCAAGAATGTATCAACTTTTATCCTGAGATTGACCCTCTTAAACAACCTGGAATAAGAGGGGTCGTTGCGCTTTATCCAACGCCTGGTTTAACAAAAATTATTCAGCCTGAAGTTGGTCCAGTACGGGCTATGCGTAATTTGTCTGGCAATTCCATATTATTAGTTGTTATCAATTCGTCGGTTTATAGCGTAACAACAAATTATGTATATACAAAAGTTGGCTCACTGAGCACGTCAATAGGGTTTGTATCTATATCAGACAATATTACGTCTAATGACGGGTTAACAGCTTATATTGTTGATGGCGCTAATCGTTATACTTGGGTGGCGGGTTCTAACATTTTTACAACGTTGCCACCTTCAGATGGACCATGGCAAGGCGCTTCAATTTGTGATGTTGTTGACAATTACAACATTTATAACAACGTAGGCACGCAAAATTGGGCGGCAACAGACCTTGGTTCAAGTCTTTCAACAAATGCTTATTACGGTACGAAAGATGCCGCACCTGACCCAATAGTTGCTTTAATAGCAGATCACAGACAAGTCTATTTATTGGGTCAACAGACAACAGAAGTTTGGGTGGATATTGGTAATGTAATTACTGGCATTATTTCTTTTCCGTTTCAAAGAATACAGGGAACAATGATGCAACACGGTTGTGCGGCTGTTGGTTCTGTTGCAAGATTTGCAGAAATGTTTATGTTTGTTTCTAAAGATTCAAGAGGACAAGCAATCATAGGCGTTGTACAAGGTTATGCTTTTACAAGAATATCTACTCATGCTGTTGAACAAACGTTATTGAATCAGACGGTATCAGATGCGATTGCTTACACATATCAACTTGAAGGACATGAATTTTATGTTGTAAATTTTCCTTCAGCTAACATAACCTGGGTTTATGATTTGGCATCTCAAATGTGGCATAAATGGCTATCTTGGGACGGTATTCAATTTAATCGTCATCGGTCTAATTGTGGTGCGTTTTTTAATAATTCTTATTTGGTTGGCGATTATCAAAACGGAAAAATATACGCACTTGACAATGCTGTTTATACCGAAGACGGCGCTACTATTCGCAGATTGAGGCGTGCGCCCCATATTACATCTGATTTACAGCGACAATATTTTGCTGAACTTCAAATTCAATTTCAACCAGGCGTTGGATTAGAAACTGGACAAGGACAAAATCCTCAAGCTATGTTACGTTGGTCTAATGACGGAGGTTCAACGTATTCNAATGAACATTGGGTTAGTATTGGTAAAGTAGGAAAATATAAAAATCGTGCCATTTGGAGNCGTTTGGGTTGGTCAAGAGATAGAATATTTGAGGTTTCTGTAACAGACCCTGTTAAAGCAGTTATTGTTTCGGCAAACTTGAAGGCTGAAGTTGGAGAAAATTGATGGCTACACAAACCAATTCCAACATAAACATACCACAAGGTCAATTTCTTGACCAAACAACTGGTAGACCGTCTTTGCCTTGGCTGTTATGGTTACAAAGTCCAAATTTTATTAAAACAACAACAAACGAACAAATCATCAACGGGTCTGAAAATATTTCTGGCACTTTAACGGTGCTAGGCGGCATCTCAGGAGGCGTATTTTGATTGACCTTGCACTTACCCCNAGCTCAGAATTATCGTTTGATTGCGATNAATCTAAACAGCAATACGAAATATTTGAACAATTAGCTAAAGTACCAAACCGTCAAGAAATTGAACAGTTACAAGCTGAAGTTGCCAAAATGGAGCAACCCGTGTTTGATACTGAGCATTATTTTAGCGGTGGTATGTATTGCAGAAAATTACCTAGAAAAGCTGGAACATTGATTATTGGCAAAGTACACAAAAAAGAACACTTTTTTATGTGCGCCAAAGGTGAGATTATTGCTTGGACAGAAAAAGGGATGCGCAAATTAAGTGCGGGCGATATAATTGAATGCAAAACAGGCACAAAACGTGTTACTTTAGCATTAACAGATGCCATTGGAATTACGGTTCACATAACCGATAAAACCAATATTGATGAAATTGAAGCAGACCTGGTTGAGCCTGACGAATTGTCTATGTATGCCCCAGGCAATGTATTAAAAACAAAAGTCTTAGGGAGTTGATATGTCATTTATAACTGCGGCGGCAATCGTTGGTGGAACGTCATTAGCGGGTGCTTATATATCAAGTCAAGCATCAAAAAATGCGGCTAGTACTGTTGCAAATTCAACTGCGGCTGGTCAACAGCAAATGCAAGCCAATTTGCAAGCGTTGTCTCCAAATTACACGCCATATCTTCAAACTGGTGTAACTGGATTAGCTAATTTAAATGCGGCTATGCCGTCTTTGACACAACCATCAACACCATATCAACCTTTTACTGCACAAGACTTAAATGCTAATTTAGCGCCAAATTATCAGTTTATGCTTCAACAAGGTCTTGGGGCGCAATCTCAAGCAATGAACGTAGGCGGGGGCGGTTCTAACATAAACACAGCTAATACAAAATTTGCTGAAGATTACGCTAGTAACGCATATCAAAATGCGTTAAACAACTACATGACACAGCAACAACAAGGATTTAATCAACAGCAAACGTCTCAATCCAACATATTCAATAGACTTGCTTCTGTTGCTCAGATTGGTCAAAATGCTGTTAGCGGTCTTAGTAATTTGGCTACTGGTACAGCTACCAACGTTGCCCAGCTGGGAGTTGGTGGAGCACAAGCTACTGCGGCTGGTATTACAGGCTCTGCAAACGCAATTTCAAGTGGCATTCAAGGTGCTGGACAGGCTTACTCTAATGCTATTACGTTACCCGCTATTCTGAACGCAATAGGATAAATTATGGCATCTTTTAATATTGATACTTCAGCTATTCAAGCCAAACCACCACAAGTTGAGCAAATGAAACTCAGCGATATGCTGAACATGGCTTCAAAAGGGTATGAGCTAAAGAAAATGAAAGAGCTGTACCCAGCAATGATTGAAAAAGCTAAAGCTGAATCTGAATCTGCTCAATCAGGCGCTGTAATAAAAGACATTGAAGCATCACAAGCATCAATTCGTAACAAAGAGCAAATAAAGCTCAATGCGTTCATGCAAGACCCAAAAAACTACATGGACCAAAATGGCGACATTGATTTGAGTAAAGCCAATAAAGCTATACCTATTATTGCTCCAATGACGGGAGCAGATCATTTATCTAAATTGTCTACGCTTTCTCAAAACAATACACTTGCTAAAGATGCCAAACTCAAATTTAGTCAGAACGAAAGAGAAATTGTTGCATCTACTTATGGCGCATTGGGTCGTGCTAACGTAACAGACCCCAAAGAATACGCTAATGCTTTGGACAATTTAGTTAAAGCATTTCCTGATAGTCCGTCAATGAAACAGTATGCTGATGCGGCTAAAAGTAATTTAATGATGGTGGGCGACAAATCAAAATTACCCGCTGTTGCTATTGGTACGGCTAATCAGTTGCTTACATTGCCACAACAACAAACGGCATTTACGCCCACAACAAGCGTTGCCACAGTTGGCGGTCAACAAGTGCCCGTCACAACAACGCCGTCTGCTACTGGGGGCGCACCTCAA